CGCCTGGCCCTGAGCCGCGGCCTGAGCGGAGATGGCTTTCTTACGGTCCGTGACCTCCTGTGCGAGGCCAGCTTTGGTCGCCGCCGACTCTGTCGTAACTGCGGTGATGTCGTCGCGCGCCGACTGGATATCTTCACCCAGATCGGCAATGTCCGACACGAGGTTTTTATAGCCCTCGGTCTGTTCAATCGTGTCGCCGATCATGTCGAGATAATCACCGGCGTTAGAGCTGGACTGGCCTGCCGCCCACTCTGTCCAGTCTCCGGTGTTGCCGATACGATCCACCAGGCGCGCGCGGTACCACTGGCTGACGCCCGCCCGCATCGGCCCATGCTGGTAATGCGTGGCCGGATACGGCACCAGCGCCAGTAATTGTGGGTTAGCCTTGTCTTCGGTGGTGGCGCGCTGAATTTCGGTGTATGCCGTATCACCAGAGCCATCCGGGAAAGCCCAGGTGATGTCGATAGCCCAGACAACATCGTCCGTGGCGGCCAGTGCCTGCGGCGTTCCAGGCCTGCCGTTTTTGCCCGTAAGATAGGTGGTGTCAGCATAACCCCACGGCGAGCTTGAATCCTGAGCATTCAGCGCGCGCACCCGCACTTCATAACTCCCGGTGTAAATCCCCTGCACCGTAAATCCCTGGGCGCTGCTCACCGGAACGTTTATCCAGTCGCCATTATCCTTGCGCCATTGCGCCTGGTACCGGATAGCACCATCCACCCGATCCCAGGAAGCATTCATGGTGGCAACGGTAAGTCCCTGCTCTATGTGGTCGGTTTCGGTGAGGGTGATGTTTTTCGGTGCCGGAAGAACGCTTACCGGCGTGACGGTGACCGGCGCCGGGGTAATGCGCACACCGTCATCGATATAGCGGTATTTATTCGGGTCATGCTGAACCGCGGTGATCGTGAAACCACCGTTGCTGTCGTCGTTCGCCCGGATGGATGTCACACGAAAATACTGGATAGCCAGGTTGTCGCTGTCGATGGCCCACACTGCGCCGGACTCAGGCGGCAGCCTGAAGGGGGTGGTAACCGTCACCGTCTGTTTGTCCGCGCTGATGGACGCAATTGTCCGCGTCTGCGCCTTGCCGTCCGGCAGGTTGACCACCAGGCGGTCGCTGGCGGCGTAGTCAGCAGGACGATCAAGCGTTACGTTACGTCCGCTGACTGCACGGATACGCCCGCCGTTCTGTTTGCCGGCACGGAATGGATCTGCGATACCGATAATTTCCGCAGGCAGGGGAATATAACCGTCCAGCCCCACGCCAAATGACACCGTTCCGTCGCGCGCATTAGACAGCAGCGCCCAGCGACCCCGGCGGTGCGCTTCACTCTGGGATGTGCAGCCAATCGCCGTCATCGACATCTGGTTGACTTTGTACCGCTTCACCAGGTCGGAATCGTAGACACTCTCAACGGTATCGCTGTAATGGTTCTGAGGATCAGACCAGGACACCAGAGCAGACGAGTAGCGGTTTTTGTAGCTGCCGCCGCCGTAGGTAAACAACCCGTCGATCACGTTCGAGGCATGGTAGGTAAAATCAACCTCATCCTGCGGCACATCCGCGCGCACATAAATCTGGTCGTTGCCCCAGAAGGTAATCCCCCTGAATATCGCCGCCAGATCGCTGAGAACGGTGTAGGCGTCCTGCTGGCTCTGGATGTAGACGTTACAGGTGAAGCGCGGCTCGGTACCACCCGCCCCGTTCGACACCTTCTGGTCACAGTACTGCGCAATGGCGTACAGCTCCCACTTATCGATCATGGCAGCATCGATGCGGGTGCCCATGCCGTAAATCTCATCCAGCACCAGATCGTAAAATATCCAGGCCGGGTTGTTGGTGTAGGCCATTTTGAAGCCACCGGACCAGGTGCCGCTGTAGGTGCGCGTAACCGGGTCGTAGGAGTCCGGGACACGTACCAGTTTGCCCTTCGGCCTGCAGGTTACCTTAGGGGCCCCACTGGTAAACTGGCTGGCATCCACCTCGATATACAGCAGCGCTGTATTCGGATAGCGTAACTTGCTGTCGATCACCTCAGCAAACGAGAACACCTTGAAGGCGTTTATCAGTTTTGAGTTCCCGATGGAATCAGGCGTGATGCGACGTACCCGCACAGCCCAGCCAGTAGTGGCCGCTGGCAGATCAATGCGGAGGTCGCGCTGGTATTCCGTGGTTGTCTTCCCGTCGAATTTGCCGTTAACCACCGTCTGCCAGGCAGCACCATCAGTCGAGAGATCGACAGCGTACTCCGTGACCGTGCCGACCATATCACCGTTGTCTTTATAGGTGTACTGTACGGGCAGGCTCAGCTTAATACGCACGGCATCCAGCATCAGGTTAGAGAACTGGCGTGTCCACGGCGCGGTGGTGGTCACTGTCACGTTGGCCGACATTTCGTTGTCGACCTCAGGCAATCCCTGAATGTAGTCCTGATCCTGAGTGCCCGGGCGAAAATCCCACTTCACGCCGGTGAAGTTGTAGCTGCCGTCGGCGTTCGCCAGCGGGGTGTCGTTTAGGAAGATGTTCTGTGCCGTCAGCTCACCCTGGATTTCACCTTCAGCGATCGCCAGCAGCATTTTTAATTTTGCTGTCGACAGCAGGTCATCAGGATCTTCAACAGGGGTATGCTGTTTAGCGCCACCGCCTTTATGTCCCTGAATAAGAGTTTCATCTTCGAGAAGTCGCATATCTCACCCATAAAAAAAGCCACCCGGAGGTGGCCTGTAGCTGCAATAAAATCTACTGCTGGTCGCTGGAGAAGATCCCCGCGCTGATGACTGCCCCGCCGATCTCGCGTTCACCAAAAAGCACGGGGACCGGATAACCCACAGCCACGGTATTCACCGGCGCGCCAAAGGCGTAGTTGGGTTTGTTGTCCGTACTGGACGAGGCACCGACGTTGTATTTCGGCTGCGGGGTAAGCAATTGCACCACTCCGCCCAGCATCATCGACAGACCGAGTCCAGTCAGGGCTGTTGTTGTCGCGGTTGCGGCAGCCGTGCTCAGACCTATCGCCGTCAGCGAGGCACCCGCGGTAAAATACGCGGCCACGAGAGCCACCGCCCCGATAACGATCTGCAGCACGCCGCCGCGTTTTGAGCCCTCGGTAATGGCCGAAATCCGGTACACCGTACCGCCGCGGGTCATGTCAAACTCGTCAAGGCCGATGTTGTTTTTGCCATTGAAGAAGGCAAAGCGGATCCCCTGCATATGTCCTTCTGACAGGTAGCGTTTAAAACCGGGAACCTGGCTGCACATGGCCCGCAACATCTCGCGCAGATCCTCAACGTGAAATTTGTGTTCACGCCCGAACTTTTTAGCCATGTGGCCTTCAAGAATCAGTTTTTTCAGCATTCATTAAATCCCTGTGCCGGACCACACGAACGGTGCGGTCGCGGTAATACTTGCCGTACGGCACCCGGGCAGAGAGGCTGCCGAAATTATGGTGCAGTATGATGTTTTCCTGGTGCTCGTGATGACCGAGGTAAACAGCCGCGTGATTGGTTACCTGCGCCTGTATGCGCATCATGATCATATCGCCGGGCCGCATATCAGCAGGGTCCACCTGGACAAAGCCTTCTGCCTCCCAGTTATCGTCGTAGCGATTTTCGCCCTGCTCCCACCACTCGTACGGTACCGAGTAATCACCCAGGGTAATGCCGTGCTCACGCTGGAACCACTCACGGATCAGCGACCAGCAGTCAGCAAATCCCAGCACCCAGCGCCGCCCGGCGTAGTCCCGGTCCTCACGGGGTGCCAGCGTGCAAAAATCACCGTCCGGCCAGCTCATGATGCCCCATTCCACCCCGGACCAGTCGCACTGCACCCTGTCCATTTCGGACGGCACAAGCTGCACCACATCAGGATGCGAGTGGATAATCATAATGATTTCTCCCTGCTCCGATGCAGCCAGCTTATCCCCCGGCGAGATCGTGAAGGCCTCAGTGGGCGTTGCTGAGATATTCCGGCACGGAATGTACTGCTGCGCCCGTCCGGCCTGCACCACCACGCCGCACGCCTCGTTCGGATATTCCGCGGCAACATGAGCGCGGATCGCATCCATCAGTTTTTTTCGCATGGTTATTTACCCTGAAGGTTTGCCGCCGGGAAGCCGCCAAACGGCAGCGGGTTACCGGTTCCGAACCGCGCTTCGCAGTCCTGTATCTGGCCGCCGCACATATCCAGCGCCGGGTTATCCGTGGGGGTGCCATCCTTGAGAAAATAACGGTTCCCGTTGTAGTCGCACCCGGTGCCGGTGCGGTACCAGCCGCGCGTGCACCAAGTGCAGACCGGCGTAATTTGCCGGGTGGGCAGCTGCAGGTTCTGGATGTCAAAGGGTGAGCACAGTTCAAAGTCGACCTGCACCCGTGTTTCAGCGGTTTTGGCATTGACGTAAAAAAGCTGCACGCGCTCGTCCGCCGGGCTGGCGTTCGGGTTGCCGGCTGTCCAGTTGGCCGCGTCCAGGTATTTCGCCAGCGTGGTGTGGATCTTCACCTTCGCCCTCGCCAGGTCGTCGTACTCGAGACATAGCGCCGTCACATAATTGCCAACGTTCGACACGGAAAGCGTGGGTGTGGGCTGTGCTCCGGTACTGGACAGCTCCAGGCCTTTCAGCTCGTAAGGGTAAGGGTCGTACTGCTGACCCTGCCAGATAATGGCAGGCAGGTTGTCTGCCGCGAATGCGGCCCAGCCTGCAGAAGCAATATTGTGGGCATGAAAGCGCAGCACGGTATCCATGCCAAATTCGGTGCCGTCGATCTCGATGAGCTGTATCAGTTCACCCGGCTCCAGTTTCTGTACGTCGTTCGTAAAGCTCATATTCAGCCCATAAAAAAGGCCGCGTAAGCGGCCCTGGAAAAGGAGGAATAACTAAGGCCCGAAGGCTTGTTCAAACACAAATGACAACTCTACGAAGCCACCGTGGGGAAATGTTGGGCTGACAGAATCAGCTTTAACCCTGTATAGCTTCTGCTCGCCCCACGGGTTTACCCACCAGAACGATTTGATGACATGGCTCAGAAGGAAATCGCGCACTTTCTTCATCGTCGCCACATCGCCATTGCATGCCAGATTCCAGGTTTCGGCGTCGATGTTGATCCCGTTACCAGCCACCTGTTTATAGCCGTCGCCAAACTGCGCCTGAAGCGTGTCCACAGTATTTGCACCAGTAGGCCCTATGCGGACGCACCAGGTAAAAGTGTCGATTGCCATATTGCTCCTTAGCGGCGATAGAGGATGCCGCCTGGCGATATTTCTTTCCTCAGGCGATCGGTAAGAGTTTTCTGGACAATACCTTCAAGCTGGCGGGCTGTGCTGGCGGTATTGGCATTGCTGATTTCACCTGCAGAACCATCCTGGGTAATGTTGACTGGAGCGTGAACAGTGATGGCTGTATTGCCATAACCTGTTGCATTATTCACGCCTGAAGATACAGCCCGCACACCCAGCGACCCATCAGCGGCGCGGGTCAGCGGCATGATCGCCTCCGGCCCCGCCTCGCCCATGACGCCCGCTCCTTTAGCAAAGGCGAAGAATGTCGGCGTATCCACAATGCTGTTGCTGAACGCACTGAGAGAAGGAGAGTCGTATACTCCGCCTTTAGCGTTGAATGTGAGCGAGCCTGCAGCGGCGGTATAAGGCCCCGATGGTGTTGCGCCAGCAGCGGCACCTCCGCCAAACGCTCCCGCCACACTGCTGGCCAGTGTGCCCAGGATGCCCGAAGAAGAAGATCCGCCCAACGCGCTTACTGCTGCCATCTGCAGGCTGACCTTCGCGATCATCTCCAGTGCAGACAGGCCCCACTCTTTCCAGTCTGCTTTTCCGCGAACAAGCATAGAAGCTACGTTATCCAGAGCGCTGTCCATAGTAGAGGTAATACCCTGTGAAACCGTGCCCGCGATATTGCTGACATTATCCATCCAGTCAGACAGTCCCGCGCTTACACCGGCCCGCCAGTCCAGTTCGCTGGCTTTAGCCTGTTGATATTTTTTATCAAGCGCATCCAGCGCCGAAGCGCGGGCTGCAAAAGCCTCTGCGCCTTTATCCGTTTTATCAAAGACTCGCTCTACTTCCTGTTGTTCACGGTACAGATCCTGATCACGACTCCCCATCCCTGACGTTTTAGCATTCAGTACTGTTTCATCCTGATACCGGCGTGCAGCATCTTTGAGATCCTTAAGCGCGTCGGTCATATCACGCTGTTTGCGTACCGCCTCGTCGGCTTTTTGCGACCACTGGGCCAGCGCCACGGCTCCGGCCTCAATAGATTTTCGCTGCTCTTCACTCCACTTAGTACCGTTTTCATGAGATGCGGCAAATAATTCAGCTGCCTGCTCGCCCTGCGTAGCGCGAACTTTTTGCACTTCGGTAGCGATACTCAGGTCTGCCATTTTTCGGCTGTACTGCTCTGCTAGCTGAGTTGCCTCACGAGCGGCTTTGCCTGCATCTCGTGTAGCGTCTGCCTGAGATCTTTGAGCATCGGCTACGCGCTGCGCATTGTTGTATTCTTCCTCGGCCGCCTTGGTGTAATCAGACGCGTAAGCGTAATTCTGCGGTCCAGTTCGTCCCATTTTCTGCAGATCAAATTCAGCCTGCTTGCGAACCCTGGCGAGGCCTGTTAATGCTGCTAACTCCGCTTGCTGCTGTTTTGAGATCAGGGTATCTCTATCTTTATCAGAAACTTGATCTTGTGGAAGGGCGAGCGGAACATTAACTAAAGAACTTCTGGAAGAAAGCAGTTGATTACCAAGGGAAAGAAGCCGGTTTAATTCAGTATGTTGCCCATTCATCATAAGCAAGGATTGGTAAGCAGTGTTCTGGCTCGCGGCTTGCTGACGTAAAAGAGAAACTCTTCTATATTCTTGCCCTTCGAGCACCGCTTGTATTTCTTGAGATTTCCCCTGAAGTTGTGACAATCTTTCCTGCTCAACTGCAAGGCTTTCTGTAGCAGCGGTTAATCCACTAGTTGCGCTATCAATACTTGTTAAATGATTGACCATATAGCCGCCAATCGTTGGCCCTGGATTGGCAAGTATTTGTTGGTAACCAGCTATCTCTCGCCGAACTCCAGCAATTTTACTTTCTTGCTCTGCAATCAGCCTATTTTGTTCTTCTAGCGCTCGCTTGGTCTGCTGCTGACTATCGGAAACCTCGGAAAGACTCATCTCCTTGGTTTTTATACGAATATCGTCAATTGTTGCAGCGTACTCCTGAGCTGATTTACGGGCTTGCTCTTGACTCTGATACAACGCATACCACGCGCCGGCACCGAGCATAACCAAGCCGGGTACCCCTCCAATTAATCCCAGAGCGCCTCCCAGAAGGCGTGAGCCTACCGATGTCACACTGTTCAGGTTGCTCTGTGAGGTGACCCTACCGTCAAGATTGCGTTTTAGTGCATTCTGAGCAGATGCCAGCCTTTTCTCAGCGGCGGCCTGTGCGTCTGCATTTCTTGCAGCAGCAAGGCCTGACTGAGCTCTATCCAATGCTGCGCGAGCTCTTACCCTCTCTGTTGCGGTTCCGCTGGCCAGAGCGGCATTCAGCCGCGTCTGTGCTGCGGTGACTTTGGTTTCTGCAATAGCGATTTTTTCATGCTGCGCAGCCTGCACATCCGCGCTGCGGGAGGATTTTAATGCCTGCTGAGCTCGATACACCTCCGCGCGAGAGGCTGCAACAGCCGACTGAGCAGCCTTATCTTGCGCGACAGCCAAAGCTACTTCTGCTTTTGCAGCAGAAAGCAATGATGCCGTAGCCCCGGTAGCGCTTGAAACAATTCCGCCGAGGTATTTCGCTAAGCCAATACCCACCAGTCCACCAGCCACAGTAGTAACTGTGGACATGTTATCAGCGATATCATTCAGCGCGCCGCTCACTCCTGATCGAGTCAGCCCATCAAGAACACCGACTAAACCATTGAGCCCCCCGGACAAAGCATCTGTAGCGCCAGTAGCCTGATTTACGCCCCCCACCCATGCCATAAATGAATTAGTCACTTTCTGCATTGAGCCAGAGACAGTTTGAGGCATTGAAGCAAACTCACCGCGAAGATTATCAAGCTGACCTATCAACGCCGGTACAACTTTATCAATCGTCAACTGACCCTGATCCGCCATCGCCTTGAGGTCTTTTCTCGCAACCCCCATTCCGGCTGCCAAGGCTCTGATAACGCGATCCCCAGACTCGTTAACAGCATTAAATTCCTCTCCGCGTAATACCCCTTGCGCTAGTGCTTGGCTAAACTGAGTAATTACAGAGCCAGACTCTTCGGCACTTGCACCAGATATTTTCAACCCTGTAGAAACGGCTTCTGTTATCTTAAGAACGTCCGAAGAGTCATAACCAAACTCCCGCATCGAAGCTGCAGCCCGCGAGAAGAGATTGGCATTATCTGAGAAGGCAGTTCCCGTGCGCTGACTGATTTGCATCAGCTGCATTTGCGAATTGGTAAAGTCGTCCGTGGAGCTGGAAGCCTGTTTTAAACGCGCGTTAACGGATGTCCACTCATCAGCAATTTGAACCAACTTACCTGTAGCGAATGCTGCGCTAGCCGCCGCGGCCGCTTTTCCTACACTCGCAAAACCACCAGTTAAATCAGATAAAGCTTTCTCGCTCTCCTTTGCAGCAGCCGCAGCTTGTCTGCCACCGTTCTGCATGGTGCGGTAATAGTCCTGCCCCATGCGCGAAGCACGAGCTATTTCAGTTTGGAATGATTGTGAATTAGCTGAAATTTTAATTATCAGTTCGCGCAAAGTAGCCATTTTTCACCCAATAAAAAACCCGCCGAAGCGGGTTTATGTTTTCAGTGTTAATTATTGACAGAATAAACTATATTTTTCTTGCGCTGCAATATCATCATCATTGGCAATTACAACCGCACCATGATCTTTTAGTTTCCCATCAGCTGTGTCGATATATACATAAAACGGTTTTTTGCCTGTATATCCGCCATACGAATTTTTAGCATTAACATGGCCGCAAACATATCCATCATTTTCACCAGAGGAGTGAAAAGAACTTTCTAGTTTAGCGCTATCAGGATCCTTTAGGCTATCCCGAACCAAGCTCTCGCCAATTTTTATAAAATCTTTTTCTGTGGGCTTGCAGCCAACAAGAGCTACTCCGCATAAGAGAATAAACAGTATTGGTCTCATCTTTCTCCCCTATCGTTAATTATGCAAAGACTATCAGGGTTCGGGGTTAAGACAAAATTCTAGGCAACACATTGTTAAATTGGACTAGCTCGCAAGCCCCGCAAAGAACCCCTCCAGCCCGGCACTGCTTTCTTCCTGTTCGGGCGCATTCCACTGGAGGATGACATCATCCATGCTTACCTTAGCGCCCTGCGAGTTGAGCACAGCAGCGGAAATCTGCGCCGCCTGAATATCACCGCGCCGATCGCTGATGGGATTGATGCGGTCAAATTCGATCCACATGCGCAGCTCTCTGGCCGTCAGGGTTTGCTTCAGTTCATGCAGAGTGCGCCCCATACGGAGTGCCAGCGTCATCAGGAAGAACGTGCCGGGCTGGCTTACGGCTTTTCCACCTCGGCCGCCGAAGTGGTCAGGTCAAGCGCCTGCTTGAGAAGGCGGGAGTGCACTGGGCCATAGAACTGCTCGACCTGCGGCTTATCCTTTTCGCTGAAGACCTGCGTGCCATCTTCCTCCAGTAGCACATCAATAAACAGCACCACATCAGCGCTCTTGTTGCGCAGCGCACGTTCTGCCGCCGTCAGATTTTCTGGCTCGCTTTCTCCCTGCATCGGATTAAGCACCTGCTGCCATTCAAGCCAGGCCTGCGCTGATGGCTCACGCAGTTTTACCCTGGCGTTTTCCCACTCCGGAACGGTGACGATTTTTGTGCGAAAGCCTGCCATAGGTGCCAACGCGAGCGAGCGAAGTGAACTCTGTGAAACCTGTTTTCCCATTTCATTTTTTCTCAGTTTGTAATCAGGAATAGCGGCTTTCGCCGCTGTTATTAGCCTGCAGAAGGTGCCGGAACGATCGGGACGGGCTTACCTTTGATGCGCAGCGTAAACGATGCGGTCACCACCCCGGCAGTGCCCAGGCTCCAGCTGTTCTGACGAACTTCAGCCAGGAATGCATAACCGTTGCCGGATGGGAAGATCACCTGAAAAGCGTGCAGCGTATCAGTGTCGTAAGCGGTGCGTAATGTGTTCTGCCCCTCTTCATCAGCAGACCAGTTCCCGGAAACTGTCATTTCACCTGGCGCGGCCAGGCCGTTTGTCATTTCCTGCTCGGTGGAACATAGCGTGGTGGTGTCGATGTCTGACTTTTGCCCACCGGTGTAGCTAAGCTCCTTGGTCGAGCAGTTGATGGATTGCCAGGTGGCGCCAATGGGGTTTGGTTCGGTTGCAGGATTTTCCGAAATGTTAATTTTCGTACCCTGCGTTTTTTCATACTTAGAGGACATAGTGATCTCCGGATATAAAAAAGCCGCCTGGAGGCGGCAGAGTTAATATGAAGTGTGGAGTTATTGCCAGATCTGAACTTCAAGCGTGGCCCGGTAAAGTCCGGTATCCGGCTCGTAGCCGTTAATCTCGTTTAGTCCGACAGGATGCAGATCGGCCAGAGCCGCTTTAACCTGATCACGTAGCGCCCGGGCATCATCAATCGACGAGGCCCAGGCATCAACCTGAACCGTGCTTGCTGTTTCTGCCGGACCGCAGAAAACATCCTCGCTGACTGAACCCGGGAGCAGATAAATCACCCACGGCGCCGTGGTACCCTGCGGCGCAACGTACGGAAAAACATTTCCGCCCGCCAGCGCACTGAGCCGCTGATAGATGTCAGCCTCTGTCATTTCGCCAGCACCTCATCAATGGCCTGATTCATGCGGGCCAGCGCTGCCTGCGTAGCCTCTTCCTGCCGGGTATCGAATGCCGGGCGAACGAAGGGGTGCGCAGGCATATTCGATGTACCGAGTTCAACGAAGCGCCAGTAAAAAGCGTTGCGCGGATTGCTGGCCTTCATTTTGTTGTCGCTGTTGCCGGTGTCAGGGTTAACGCCCCGGATATGCACGCCGGAAGCGATTTCGCCGCGACGGCGACCCTTCTGGGTCACCACCACCACGTTTTTTTTCAGTTTCCCGGTAAGGACGGGCGCACGATCTTCTACCTCCTGTCGCAGAACTTCTGCACCAGCACGCGTGGCATCACGCAGAACCTTATTATTTTCAGCCCTGCTGAGCGTCTCCAGATCCTTCGCGATATCGGCCAGACCCGAAAAATCAAGACTCGTTGAAATCACTGTTTCACCCCCTTCTCGCAAAGCAATTCGAGCCTGGTGCCGTTCTCTGCTGAGATAGCCGACTTGATGTCATATATCTCACCGCCTCCGGTAGGCGGCAGATGAACGGCTCGCCATCCCGTGGTTACGGGAATGCCTGGATAACGACGCATCCAGATCCGGGTTGTGGTGCTGCTCAACTCTGCGCCGCCGTCCATCATCTCCCGGCCCGATACATCCACGACTTCTGCCCGAACCGAAGCAACATCCACCCAGCCGGTTGCAGGTTGTCCGGACGGTAATCGCCCGGTTGCCGGTTTCTGAAGGGTTACCCTGCGCCGTAGACGTCCCGCTTTCATAGGCCATAAATCCGGTAGGGTTGAAGGAGTGCTTCAGTAGAGAAAGCCAGCGCAGATGTCGTGCTGCCGGTGCTGACCGTTTCACGGTTGGTGTACCAGTGGGCAATCAGCATCAACATAGCCATTTCGATATCCTCGCCATAAAGCAGAGCGTCAGGATCGGCCATATAAAGCGGATCATCAGCCTTTTCATAAAGCCGACGGCGGGTCCATTTTTCAACGTAACGTTCCGCGGCTTTTATGCCCGTATCGATCCAGGCGTCGTCTTCCGTGAAATCCTGTTCGATATTGCAGTGTTGCTTCACCTGCTCTTTAGTCAGCATGCGCGCCCCTTACTTACCTTTGCCTTTTCCTTTTGGATCGGGGTCTTTATCCGGTCCCGGTTTTTTGGCGCCGGGTTCTGAGGCATAACCGCGCGCCACCAGCTCGCGACCATGCTGCTCCAGCGTCTCGAACTCAGTACCTTCAGTAAGTACATTGCCTTCAAAGTAAATGGGCTTGATAGCGATCAGCTTCATGGCTGTCTCCTTAAAGGAAAACGAAAAGCGGCCCGCAGGCCGCCGTTAAGGATTACGCGCCGCCACCAGCAGCAGGCGCAGTGAAGGATCCGTAGATGAAAGCTTCCGGGCGTTTCACCGCCAGCGCCAGGCGCTCTTCGCAGCGAATCGAGATCATGTTTTTCTCGAAGTCGTCGGCGTTCTCAGTGGAGATCACCACGTTGGCATCTTCACGGTCGAACAGCTGGGCAGCGGCGTTGAATGCACCGGTCAGGAATCTGCCCTGGAATGCTGCAGCTTCGGTCGCCACCACCGGCAGGCCCCACAGGGTCGGACCGGTCAGGGCCGCAGGGTTCGCCAGGATATAGCGGCCCAGCGTGTCCTTGGTGAGTTCAATCTTCGCCCAGTCGATGAAGTGCAGGACGTGGCCGGAAGCCGGGAAGCGCGCCAGCTGCGCCTGCAGCATTGCGAGGCGCAGATCGTCGATGCCGTTCTGCTGCTCAACGGTAAAGGCAGCGTCATAAGCAGACGCCTGCGGGACGATGCCTTTCAGGTGCGCGCCGGTACCATCGCCAAAGAGAATCTCCTGCTCTTCGACATATTTCAGGCCGTAACGCATTTCAGCGTCGATAGTGGACTGCAACTGTGCAAAATCATCCAGGATCTGTTTGGACGCCTTGAACATGTGCGCGATGGTGGTCACCGGAGTGATCTGCGTGGCGAACTGAATATCACTGTACGGTTTGGCGGTACCTTCCGGCACAACTTTCGCCGCATTGGTGAATCCGGTCTGCTGCACCCAGAAGATGGCTGGCGCCGAGGTGCGGCCCGGAGCAATCAGATCCCGAATGAAGAGGCGCTGCTTCGGCGCGGTATCAATACCCGGCAGGCGCTGCGGCTCGACCACGCCGGTTGCCACGTCAGTGGAGATCAACGCAGCATTAACCGGAACGCTGACGCGCTTGCCGCCTTCAACGCTTGCCGCGAAAGCTTTTAGCGCTTCACTGCTGATAACGGTCTGGCCGACGGTCTCGATAATTTTTGCAGCGCTGGCCAGCGGCATCTGAGCTACCTGCTGCTCAATTTCACCTACTGAAGATTTCAGCGACTTAAGCGCATCGTTCAGCGCATTGTGTTCAGTGGCAATTTTATCCACTGCCTCTTTGGTTTGCGCAGACAGCTGACCAGAGCTTTTAGCCTCCTTCAGCGCGTCCTCGGCTTTCTGGCTGAAAGTGCCGGAAACTTCTTCCAGCTTCGCAGAAACTTTTTTCAGTAATTCGTTAACTTCAGACATGGTCTTTCCTTATTGGCCGAACGCCGCCAGGGCGTCTTCAAGTTGTTTGATATTGTCAGGGTTGATTTCTTCGGTAGCGCCCGGCGTACCTTCAGGGATGGCAGCAGCGCCTGGCTTGCTGCCGGATAAGGCTTTAAGAAGTTTTCGACGCTCAGAGCGCGGCGTATCGGTTTTGGCCAGCAGCGCATCAAGCTTGCGCAGCGCCGCCGCCGGGCTGTCGTCGTCGTCAGCAATTTCATCAGCGGAGAGGAGGCTGTCAGCAAAGCCCTTCGCCACCGCGTCACTGCCGCCAATATAGGTTTCGCCGTCCATCATCTTTTCGACGGTGGCGGCATCAAGACCGCTGCGTGCCTGGTAGATATCGCTCATCGCTTTATCAAACGGCTCCATGTCAGCGGCGATCTGCGCCAGGTCGTGACGGTTACCCATCGCATAGACCCAGCAGTTGTGGATCATCAGGAAGGCGCCGCGTCCGATCTGTACATCATCACCGGCCATCGCGATGACCGACGCGGCGGACGCCGCCAGACCCAAAACCTTCACAGTGACTTTGCCGTCGTACTCACGCAACAGGTTGTAGATCGCCAGGCCTTCGAACATGTCGCCGCCCGGGCTGTTGATGTTAACCGTCACGTCAGCACCGCCGAGCGAGCGCAGCGCACCCGCAATGCGGCTGGCCGTCACACCCTCTCCCCAGTAATCAGCACCAATCACGTCGAAGATGGAAATGCTGTTGTCACCGTCCCGGGCGGCGCGGATGCCGCCGTTCCAGCGCTCCATTGCCGCAGCCGGGAAATCAGGTTTTTCGCGCGCAAAAGGTCGCCCCTCCGGCGCCGCCGGAAGGCTTTTAATCGTCATGGGTGCTCCTAAGCCGCCTGTTTCAGCGGGGACTGTTCGAAGGGGATGTCGGGAAATACGTGGTTATGAACCTGCCGCAGCGCGAATGCCTGCGCGGCCTGGCTGTTCTGTTTAAGATCTTCAAGCGGCGTCAGGTTGAGCTGCACCGTGTAAATATCGCCGCCTTCGATAGGAGGCATATTCTCCAGCCGGCGCACATCGTTGCGGGACATCCAGCCATTCTGCAGCGCACTGGTGTAGTACGCCGCACGGCCAGCGCTGTCGGCGCGTAGCAGGCCCTCTACTGAGAACTCAGCAAAGAGGTCCTCTTCGCCATTCAGCAGACAGCGGGAAATCTCCTGTTCAATATTCACCAGCAGCGGGCGCAGCGTGTGTGTCAGGAACTGGAGGTTCATCCCCTCAAGACTCGATGCCCAGCTGCTCTGCTTCGATGTGTGGCCGACCATAAACGGCGGCACGCGGAACCATCTGCAGATTTCCTCGATGCTGAACGACCGCGACTCAAGCATCTGCGCGGCTTCCGGGTTCATGGTGACGTTCTGATATTTCAGCCCGCCCTCAAGAACCATAATTTTTCCGGCGTTTTTAGAGCCGGTAAAGGCCTGCATATAGCCCCGAAGTCGCTCTCTTTGATCCTTATCAAGCGCCGCGTCAGCTGAAAGAAACCCCGAGCTTTGCAGGCCATTTTCGAATATCTTTGCAGCGGACTCTTCGACGGCCATCGCCGCGCCTATCACGTCACGACCCGTCATCATTGGCATCATGCCGCAGACACCATCAAGGCCAAATCCCCGGATGTGCATCAGATTCTTTTCGGAGATAACGCGTTTCTTGCCGTCCTCGGTGTAGGTGTATTCCAGCCTTCCGGTATCCAGCCGCTTCACCACCATGTTCTGGGGCAGCAGTGGCACCAGCGACACCAGCTTATTGCCGATAAACAGCTTCTCGACAAAGGCATTACCGCGCAGGCAGATACTGGCCACCACCATGAGCATAAAGCGCGACGGCGTCATTTCCAGATTGGGACGGCGACAAAGTACCTGGTAAACCGGATGATTCTGCGCCAGCTTGCGCGAGCCATCAGCCTGCCGGGTGTAAATCTTAACCGGCAGTGTGGATACCGACTCGCTCAGAAGCCGGACGCAGGCCCAGACCGCAGAAAGCTGGATCGCCCGATCTGCAGTCACCACCTTGCCGCTGCTGCTCGTGCCATACCACTCCTGCCAGAACGTTCCGGTAGTCAGGCTGACGGGCACGCCCAGCCAGTTGAGCAAGGCGCTTTTTACCTTGCCCGGCTGCTTATTTTTCTTCATCAGAAACCTACCATGATGGGATTTTCAAAGAAGCCGTTAAGATCCTGTCGGGTCTCCGGCAGCATGGCCCGACCTATATCCATGATCAGGGCAGTGGCCCCGTCGATTTTGTTCTCGCTGTGCTCCTTAATGGGCCGCACAACGTCATCGTTACCGGGGAGGTGCTTGCCCACTACGTTAGAGATACACCATGTCAGTATGGGATGGCCGTCATGGTGGAAGCGTCCGGCCTCTATCGCCGCCTCAAGCTCCTTCATCGCGTCCGACATGTTGGTGTAGTTCTGGACGATGGTTATCGGGCTGAGACCCTCATCGGCCAGATGGTGGGACAGGTTCGTGGCGCCGTGGGGATCGATGGCCGATTCCTCTACCGGGTTCTGCCGGTTGACCGCCTTCGCTTCCTCCAGGATGACGCGGTAGTCGATCTCTGCACCTTCGGTTACCTCCAGGTGGCCGGAGTTCACCCACTTCTGGAAGCGTTCAGCAGTACGCTGATGATCGGTGTCCGTGCTGTATACCGTGTCATAAGGCACCCAGAACTTAGGCGCTATGCAGTAATAGTGCCGCCTGCCATCAATATCACGGCTGAAGATGCGCACCATGCTGTTCATATCGAGCTTTCGCGCCAAGTCGAACGAAAGGTAGCAAGGCTGACCCTCGAACTGCTCGATCGTCAGCGTTTCATCCTCGCAGTTGCGCCAGCTGACGAGGTTGAAGTAAGCCGCCCTGGCTGATACCCAGATGTTCAGATGCTTGGTTTTGAAAACGTTGGCCTGGCGGGCGTTGTTCATGGCCCGCTTCTGCTGGCTCAGCAGGAAATCGCTGTAGACAGAAATACCCATATTGGGATTCGCCTTGCGCAGCACCGCCGGATCGGTCCAGTCGTCACCCTCATCAACGGTGTAAATCACACCGAACAGCTCATCGTTAGGTACCGTGCCGTTCAGCATTTCAATAACTTCCCGGCGCTTGTCGTAGCACGGCCCCTCAATGTTGTAGCCCGCAGTGGTGATGGCCCACATCAGCGGCTGACGCCGGGCGCCCATACCTGTCAGCATGGTGGTGTAGAGCGCGTCGGTATCGTGTTCGTGATATTCGTCCACAATGGCGCAGCTCGGAGAAGCACCATCGCCAGGGTTGCCGATCAGCGGCTCAAGACGGGCACCATCTTCCGGCCGGTTCATGTTGGAGGCATTAACCTCCACGCCAAACGCGTCACAAAGCGCCGGGGTGCGTTTACACATCAGGCGCGCCGGGCGGAACACTTCCCACGCCTGCTTTTCCGTCGTGGCGCCGGAGTAAACCTCCGCGCCAAACTCGTCGTCACAGGTGAAGCAGAACAATGCCACACCGGCAGAGATCGCCGACTTACCATTCTTACGCGGGATCTCGGTATAAACCTCGCGGAAACGCCGCAGCTTCGACCCCTTGCGTACCCAGCCGAACGCCGAGCAGACGATAAAAAGCTGCCAGGGCTCAAGGGTGATGGGCATGCGTTTGAAGGCCCACTCGCCTTTCGTATGCGGCAGAAGCTGGATAAACTTTGCCGCCTTTTCCGCCAGATCTTTATCGAACCGGTAAAGAAACTTTTTAGTTTTCTCTTTCGCCAGATCATCAAGGTGCCGCTGGCACGCATCGATGACGTAGCGGCACGCCACAGTTTTCCCCCGGACGATGTCACGGGCATACTGATTTGCGGCGTTCACGTTAGGGTAGGCTTTGCGCGTCATAGGTTTTTAAAGGGGTTGTCCGACTGTTTTTTGTTCCCACCAATCAGACGCTGCCTGCTGCTGGGGTCCAGCCCGAGCATGCCTCCGAAGGAGGCCATCTGCCGCATTGCTTCATTCAGCACGGTCAGCGCCGGGTTTTTGATCACACCGCCCATTGCGCCGGTTACGGTGATTCCGTTTTTAGCAACGTCCACCTGCGCAGCGCGGGCGTTGGCATAGGCCACACAAAACATTTCGAGGTTGTGTAAATCCGTGGCGCACAAAACCTCCTGCGCGCACAGCTCATTAGAGACCATTCTCCACATTGTCGCAGCGGATTCGCTGAGCCACTCGGGCGGGTCAACGCCGGTTATGGGTGTGAAGGAGGGTTCTTCTTTATTGAGGGCGCGCTTACCCGGATTGCCTGCCAGCAACTTCCGGGCAGTCGGCTTGGCGCGGCGTCCGGATCGGCCCGTCGCTCCAGCCATAGACGCTCCAGTTAAATTTTATATTTCGCGGGTGTAAAAATCTGACTGAGGCGGCGGTCCTTAGCAGGCAGGGGCCTGAACTTTTGATCCGCCCTCCCCCGGTAGTGAGAATCGATATCACTCACATCAAAATGATTGCATCTGAAATCATTTTGCAATGCATCAGTCGAGATGGAAGTCATCACTGAGGTTGCGGCGCCGCGCGCTGCTGGCATTGTGCGGGCAGGCGCTGGAGTTATGGCCTGACTGACCGCAGTAAGCGCAGCGCAGGTTCGCACGGCGTGCTGAGCCTCCCCATGTCTTTGGGCAATTCGCTACGGTGTGCAGCGTCGAGCCGCAGTAGGCGCAACGCGTATAGCTCATCGGGTTCTCTCCGTGGCGGTCTTGCGTTTATGGCATGGCCAGCACAGCGATTCGAGATTGCTGTCTTCATCGGTGCCGCCGTGAGCTTTCGGGGTGATGTGGTCGACCGTTTCCGCAGGGCGAGGTCTGCCGTTGCGCAGGCACTGCTGGCAGATGTGTCGATCACGCTTAAGGATGCGGACGCGGATGAGGTCCCACTTACTGCCGTAGCCACGCTGGTGGCGGTTCAGCCCTCGCTGGTGCTGTTGCCAACCTTCGTTACGGTGCGCCTCGCAGTAGCCGGAACGGTCTGTGGTGGTGCCGGAACATCCACGCTTACGGCAGGCACGAGGGATAGCTGCTGGCATATTGTTGGCTCCAATAAAAAAGCCACCAGCAACAGCAAGTGGCTCACGATTGAAAGACTCTCTTTGAAGCGCGTACGAGGCGCATAAAAAAGCCTCGTGTGAGCGAGGCTGAGTTTTATCCCCTAGAGGGTATATCTACGATTTATCCGCTAAAGGGGATAGACATTATCAAGCGCCCGGGATAGGACGCTTTGGAATGGCTTACCGCCTAAACTTTCCGAGGTCTCAACGATGAGCCTCTTCTTTCAGCTTATAGAACGCCTTCTTGAAACCGACCTGACGTCGCCAATAACGAAAACGCTGCCAGTTAAGATGCCAGCCAGTACACCACATGCCGCTGTTCTCATGAATTAATTAGCAATCGTCGTCTGGTCTTGCGACTGAGCGGCAGGCAGCCATACAGGCTCGCTTCATATCTAATTCCGCTTGTCTTATCCACTCGACAGCTTCCCAGTCATTTGGGGTTCGGTTTGTATCGCCCAAATGCTCACGTAACAACTTGATGAACTGACGGCTGAGATCTTTGAACTGGTTCATCTTGCCAATTTCGCCAAATGAAAGTTCGCGATAGCCCTTAACTGTGCTGCCATCCTGCGGCTTTGCTTCGCTCATCTGATTTCCTCAGTTAGTAAAAAGCCCCGCTATTGCGAGGCTGAGAATTCTCTATGCTTAAATTCCAGTGGAGAGACTGTGTCAGAACCTCATGGATGAGGTTCTATTTGCAATAAAAAAGCCGCTCTCAGGCGACTCTTTATTTAAATAATGGCAAGCACTTACCATTCTCCTTTCACGGGAAAAACCAGAAGGCAAGGCAACTAAGGGCGATGATGAGCGAAATGAAGCTGATAGTAGCGCATGTCACAGCAATGAAGCCTGCTCCTCCTAGCATGTACTTTACAACATCTTCTGGAAGGGGTTTCCCTCTTGCCTCACGGGATTCAATTACAGCCTTAGCTTTGTTAATTTTTCGGTTGGCAAATACATGACACAGGTATCCAAATACAAGACAAACAATCAGAAACACTACAAAGCCAGTTAAGCTATCCATGAGTACATTCCAGAGGGGTTTAGTTAAAGTTCGTTCTTGGACAAACTATAAAAGAATGCAGCTTATGGTGTAATGACAATAGTTTAACCCTACCTTTTTTTGTAGGTTATTCGTCTGCCATATGTTTACGAATGCGCTGTCAAATCACTGCAGGCACTGCTTGCTGATATATTCCTGTAATGCTCTCAATGCTGTTTGATCGCTGATTATTCCGGATCGGATACAGAGAACGTTTCGTCCAGCAACGTCAGCGAACATGAAATGTTTCACTTAAGTTAATTTAATGTTTTGTTTCCTTGTCCATATGTACTTAATAAGTCATGATTTCTTCAGGAAATAAATACAACAATATGTGTCAGGTTACCGGGGGTGATGATGTCTCATCTTCCGGTTTTTTTGTTACTGAACTCTCATAATCATTATCAAGCCCACCAGTAGATGAGCTTTGTAATGGTTACTTAGTCGTCGAGTTGCAGCACACCATGCTCAAGTGAATCGGAGTAAGCAATCAGTCCGGTGTATTCAGGGGTAATCTCGCCATCATCCGCTTCGAACTCAGGGATTGTCACAGTGGTGATGGTGTATTGTGCCTGGCCGTCTTCTTTGGCGAAGGCTGCCAGGTCTTCAATCTGTTTTGCGGTAAGAACCACTGTCATGCTCATTCCTCAGTTAGTAACAAGCCTCGCCATTATGAGGCTGGAATTCTCTATGCCTTAAGTCCAGAGGAGAAGCTGTGTCAGAGTCTCAGGGATAAGACTCCATTAATGCATATAACCCCGCATCCAGTGCGTTAACTATTGAATATATTAAGAATCATCCTAGTATTACCGCTTACGCTTGTTTAATCAGAGCCATAAACCATATTTAGTATTCCCTGCGAGGCTCCTACCTACACCAGGGAATCCCATGAAACTAACTCATTACCCGCATGAGTACACTCAGAAACATCCGTTCATAGCATATGTTGCCCTCTCTCCAGGGGGCTTTTTTTTGAAAAAAAAGACCAGATCGGATAGAGCTGGTCAGGGTCATGCAGCAATGTAGATAGCTTTTGCACAAATTTCGATGTTATGCCTGTTCCTTCAGTCTTCCGCTCAAACCCCGGGTGCCTCCCGGTGAACTTACTCCAGCAAGCAAATTCGCATTCGTCCAGCATTTACTGGTTGCCCCACCGCTTAGGGGGATTGGCTTAAATGGCAAAGATGTCGAATCACTTGTGCCCTTTGAATGTAGTTGATGGCGGAATTTTTAATGTGAGTTGTATAAAACTTTTTGCTTAGTCGGGCTAATAAATATTCGGCAGGTATTAGCCTACTCAGAAAAAAGCGTCATTTACGTTATTATTTTAATACTTCGGATTTTTGTTGAGTCATGCACTACATTGATATCCTCCTTGTAATGATGACCCCTTTGGTCTCCCTTTCGAACTGCAGGATTTCATTTCGGAAGGGATATTTTTTCAAAGCAAGTAAGGCCACCAGCAGATCAGCTTTGCCCGGTATTCACTTCACAGCTTTATACCATGCCTGCCAGCGGTACTTATCGAGGCGCAGCTGTCGTAAGCACTCTGCCGTCTCGATGTCAGCTTGCAGATCAGCATCGCTGTCAGCACCAGCATCACTTGCCTTGCATGGCTCCCGCATCAAATCCGCTGATGGAGTTGGCAGCGTCGATGGCACGTTGGCGCAGCCGGATAGACTCATCGTCAAAATCACAAACGGTACGATTTGGATCCTGGACATATTTCACCACGTCACGGGTTATGGTTCGGTAGATTACCCGGCCTTCGTCCCTGGCCTGAGCGGCCTTCAGTTCGACAGGCTGAATAGCCTTTTCTGCTTTGGCCCGCTTATCAGCAGCCAGCACGTTGATATGGTCGGCATGGGCGTACCAGCCATTTCGGTAACGTAGCTCGCCATAGCCACCTGCCAGCAGAATGGCTGCGGGAGTAATCAGCAGAATCGTTCGAAGGCTAAAGGTCATGTTTGCTCTCCGCCAGGCACATCGATCGCTCCATCTCTCGCCGGTTCTGGAGGCCTTTCCATTTCATGCCACCAGCGTAAACCCAACGGCGCATTTCTTCGCACGCCCCGTCGTGATCACCTTTGTTCAGTTTGCGCAGCAGCGTAGACTTCGAGAACGCGTCAGAACCAACGTTAAAGACAAAGCTGTAAAGTGCGGCGCGCTGATACTCGCCCAGCGGCACCCTGACCAGATTGTCTACCGTGCGTTTTGCTGGCTGGAGGTCTTTCCAGAGCAACTGGTCACACTCGCGATCGGAATAAGTCTTACCCCTGATGATATCCCTACCAGTATGGCCATCGCACACAGTCCACACCCCGGCGACGTCTTTATAGGCTTCGTACTTCCGCCCTTCGACGCCATCCTGCCCTCCGAGGAACAGCGAGGCAATCAGCATTGCGCCACCACCCGCTGCGGCGATGAGTTTAGTGCGAAGGTTGCTGGTCATCGGCATATCATTCATCTCCAACTTTCACAGCAGGACCGTATTTCTCCAGCGCTTTAACCTGCGCATTGGCGACCTTGCGTTTGAAATACCAGTTAATGAGTCCGGTAACGATTATCCCGGCAATACCTGCCAGTACGCCGATGGCGCTCCATTCGTCAGGACTCAGTTTTGTGAGGACGCCGTTCAGGATGGTTCCTCCTGAGGTGCCGAGGGCGACTCCGGTGACAAGTTTGCTCATACGGGACATTTCTCTCACCTCGCTGTTCGCGGGTGTTGTGCTGGAAGGGTCAGGCTCTCCGGATGAATTAACGAAAGACCCTGATGGGGGTTTCCGGGAGCCTGAAATAAAAAAAGGCCCGCATTTTCAGCGGGCCTAACTGAGTTTAAATCTAAGTAGGTAGGCATGTTACCCAGCCACCATCCGTATTGCAGCTGTGTCGAGCAGCGTTACTGACCGGTCAGGATGTCCGGTTAATGGTTATGGCCTGGCACACGATTAAATAATAGCACTACTAACGAAGCGCGAATAAAAAAAGCCCGCTTTCGCAAGCAGGCAATATTTAACCCAGGTATTGATACTAAGACAGGTGCCGGGTGCCTCCCGGTGGCTCGTTACCAGTCATACGAGCCGCAAGCATATCTGCATAACACAGTTAACTGGATTGCCCCTCCGCACAGGGGGATTCACCACTTATAATCCTATACCATATATAGAAGCTCATCGGTGTTTATTTCAGGCATATGGCGGCGTTACCGGTCCTGATAAAATCTCAGCCTCACCGTTATCGCAGATGTCATCATCTAGCGTGAGATGCCATACACCCATTATGGTTCGGCCAGTTTCGAGGTCTTCGGTTTCGTCTTTGGTGTAGTAGGCAACCTGAACTCTGCCGTTGTGCTGTATCCAGTAGAAACCTTCTTTCATAGCTTTCTCTCCCTTTCACTAATGGGAGTGTACTATCTGAACTCAGGCTGGGGTTAGAAATACTTAAGTATGGCTGTAGCCATACTATCTCGACCAGTTGAGATTCGTCGTCCGCCTCAGAAATCGCATCGGACATTTAGCCACCTCTTATTGCCGCGAGTCCTATCAGATTGAGGGATAACAAAAAAGGCCGCCAGTTGGCAGCCCTTGAATACTGTAAGCCTGTTCAAAATGAGACCTAGATATCGTTTTAAGCCCGTTCCGTAGAATCCACTCTTAACAGACTACGATAGTTTTTGCGTACGCGTTAGCATTTGTATTATATTGTTTAAAAAAATATCAATAGGAATTAGCATGAACTTTTCAGCAACCAAGCAGAATGGATTGACCAAGAAATGTGTTGTTAGAGCTTTCAAAGTAAATGCTTCATCAACAGATATTCTTTATGACCAGATTGCTAAAAACAGCAAGTTTGTTGCTGGAGCGATAGTAAAAGCCTCCTCTAGTAAACATATTAAGCTTAAAGATTTTTCTTCAGACGGGACTATGCACTATCTACATTTCGCGATGTATAACCCTAAGGAGCAAGTTTCTATTACTCCTAATTTACCAGCAGCCAGTGATCTGCTTGATGTCGAGAACCTTGATAGTCTTCACGCATTCTTACTTATCAAAGGCAATAAAATTGCCTCGCTAATGCAAATTTCGATGAATTTTTGCGAAGTTAAAATAGCAACGCTCTTAGAACAGTTTGGTATAAAAGTTACTCCTTCAGCAATTTTAAAAAAGGATGTTGTAAAAAGAATTAAACAAGATGGTTTCAAAGCACTACATGTTAATGTGAGTGTTGATGAGTCTGATTTTGTTAAAACGCCATCTTTTTTTGACTCTATGCTGAAAAATGAACCGGCCATCAAAGCAAAGGGAATTACAGGTCATTTAACTATAGATGCAAGAGGTAATGCTGAACTTGCAACTTCTGTGGAAAATAACACTAACGTTTGGATAAATGATTTAGATGGTGACTTTTATTTTGAAACCAAAAAAGGCGAGAAATTGAAAGGCGATGACTTGAAAGTTTTAAGCACTTACTTTACAGTGCCTTATGGTTCAAAAACCATCAACGCTAAATATGCAAAAGAAATATTAGAGGACTTTGCCTCCAAAGAGCTATAATCTATACCAAAAAGGAGGCTAAAATGGCTAGCAACTATAATATTAAAGGTATATCAATTACGGGCGTAAACCTTATAGCCTCTGGGTGCTTCTCATACTTCTTAACCAACAGTTTAACCAATAATACAGATGCGTTAAATCTTGTTGCAAATGTATTTTCAATACTATCAGGTTTTCTATTGCTCGTGATCACGATGTCTGGTGAAAACTCTTCTCTAATGCTAAATCTAAGTGATCTTGATATCGCCAATCAAGAGAAAAGATTTATCATGCGTTTCAATAAGTATTACGCATTATTTCTTCTTTATATATTTACTTTAGTACTGATTTTCATATTTTACCTCTTGTCAAAAGACAATATTATCACCGAACCTTATAAAGGGTTAGCCAAGTGTTACATTGGCCACGCTATTTCTTTTTTAACATGCTTCTCTTTCATTCAATCCACATTCATTCCTTTAAAAATTAAAGAGCTTTTCAGTGAAAAGCGTCAATTAAATAAAAAATAAGCCGCGTAAGCGGCTTTTTTTATTTAAAAAAACACATACACCCATCGACGAAACCAAGAGCTGCCTGCATTTGTTTTCTAATCGTCCCATCTGAACATTTTCTTCTCTTCGCTATTGCACGTAATGATATTCCTACAACAAAATGTGCAATAAGTAGCTCATACTCTTCTGGTTTATATTTTCGTAATCGCGCCACGCAACCGTCAATCATGATCCCCTCATCGTCGTCACATTGAAGGCGGGACTTCTTTCCATGAGGCAACAACCCTTTAAATCCTGCCGCAATTGGTTGCCAGTCAACGCCGCTATTGTCTGAAGATGCCCAAGCTCCCCACAGATCCATAACTTCATACATATCACGCATGTTATCTCCACTATTCATGCTAATACGCCGATAGCCAGCGCACGATCTAAAAACCGAAACAGCAGCGTTAACTGGTCGCCGTATTTCGCTTCAAATGCCACAGGGCCAGCGTGCAACTCGTCGTGATGCTCTCTGCACAGAGGTATCACAAACAAATCATGCGCCTTTGTACCCATTCCACCCTGCCCGTGACCTATCAGGTGGTGGGGATCATCTGCCGGGTTGTTACAGCACATGCACTGCTGCGTCTTAACCCAACGGGTGTACTTCTCATTTTCCCAGCGGCGGCGTTTCGGCTTGAGCATGAAGGATTCCGGGGTATCTGGATCAACCTTCACCGCCACTATCTTTTTTGCTTTCTCCTGCAGCAGTTCTACCGCTGGTAACGATGGGGTTATGTCACTTTCGCGCATCACAGATTGCATGGGTTCTGGCTGTAGTCTCAGCGCCTTGATTGCCATACTTTCCGGTATAACGTCTGCCAGGCCGTTCTTTACCAGCCACCAGCAGAACTCCGGCAGCGTAAGCATGTGGTCTTCACTGAAGCCAAGTTGACCGCTTACGGTCTTCAACAGCCAGGATACCAGGTTTTTACGGGCAATGCCTGCCAGCCTTTCAATGGATTGATCACGCAACTGGTTATCACATCCCCAGCAAAGGAGAATACTGCCGGGTTCGTGGCGCATGATGGTGAATTCGTCCGCGTGCCAGTCGTTATGAGGCCACTGACATTCTCGTTTTTTCATCAACCAGGCATCAAGAACAGCCAGACCACCAGCACGCTGTATCACCCTAGGGTTTTCAAAAACAGGCAACAAACTGGCATCCCCAGCCAGCGGCTGATGGGACTGTGGTAAGGCACCGGAAGGCATATCTGCCAGCTGCTCGCCGGGAGTTTCGATCACAACGCGCCCCTGACGGAACAGCCACATCAACTCGCTTCCGGGGCGGAAAAGCACAACCCCTGCAATGGGTGCAATTTCAGGTGTCAGTAATGCCCTCACGATTTTGGCTCCGTCTTAAACCCATGAATGGCTATAGATATCTCAACCTTTCCACCTGGTACCTGAGGTCCCCACTCCACCAGCAGTCTCTTAACTTGGCTGTCGTCCTCCCAAACACCAGCATGAGTGAGAGCGTCGAATAGCGCCTTGTTGTAGTTGTCGATATCCCGGCGGCGCGCGTCTGGTGGATAGAGAACGATCTCTACCGCTGCTGCTGCCGCTGACGGTTTCGGAAGGCGGCGAAGCTGTTCAATGATGGCGGCACATGCTGCGCTCTGATATGCCCTGCCCTTTGCGCTGATCAGATGCCGACCTTTAAGCGGGCCGCTGTTCGGTGCGCGCCAATAGGTGTTAACGCTTGGTGGGAAAGGAAGGATCAGCTTCATGGTTTCACCCCGCGCTCTTCCAGCCAGGCGACTGCAATTTCTATGGCACCCTGTTCACCGTTAACAAGCGCCTTCATGATAGAAACGATATCCATATCCCATTCTTTTTTGAGAACGGTTATTCCCCGCGCCGCGCCAGGCGCAACGGAGAGGTAGCCCTTCTTCTGTAGCGATTTAACATGGCCTGCTGCGGCGTTTCCGGATGAGCACCCAATCAGCCCAGCCAGCTCTGATATCGTTGGCGGAAACCCTGTACGCTCTTTGTAGAGGTTGATGGCGGCCAGCACTTCACTCTGACGTGGTGTTAATCCGATCATGACTCCACTCCATAACGCCCGTTCAGGCGACCAATTTCACTGTTAAACTTCACCAGGCTCATGAATCTGCCCCCCTGAAACCTGCAGGAATTTTGCTGTAATCGGTGCCCTGGAACGAGGAACGGAATACACCGTCTTCGCGTACCCACTCCCCATTTACTCGTGCCGGACGATTAGCCTTGTGCCAGCCGTTTGCTGATTTTAGGTAGCCCGGAAACTTAGACGGCTGGAACAATGTCTGTGGCCGCAGGTAGTCAGACATTTTCAGATCGTCTCCCCACTTGGCGTTGCAGTAGTCCACCACCAGCGACAGCTCTTCCACGGTGAACCCTTCGCCAATACGGGCACGGATGTTTTGCAACGAGGTGGTTGAAACCTGATAACGGGAGTTGGTTACGTGGTTCAGGTGAACCAAAACCTGTTTCGCCTGATCGGTAATCATCACGTCACGGTCGGGTTGCGACGCAACCGGACAAGAAGGGTTTTTATTCTCTGTAGTACTCTCTGTTGTATTCTCTGTAAGAACATCAGTGCATTTTGACCTGATGACAGCGGTTCGTTTTGACCCGGTGGAGCGTTTCACACTGACCTGTTCCATTAGTTCATTTTGACCTGATGGAAGAGCGCAATTTGAACTCCTGGATTTAGTCACTTTGACCTCGTCTAAAAGCTCGCTTTCGTAGTTGATCGTGTAGTAGTTCGTCATGTCGCGCTGGGACTTGTTTAGCTGCTCAATTTTGAGCACGCCGAGGGTCTTCAGGCGGGTGAAGGTGCGCTTCAGAGTGGACTCAGACCAGAACGGGAACTGCTCCAGCCACTGCTCGTTGGTGTTATAAATCCAGCGCACGCCGTCGCGCTCCAGGCCGGAGTTTGTCTCTTTAAGCCAGTAGTTCACCTGCTGCAACGCAATCGCCTCATTGAGGCCAATGCTGTAAGCAAGGTCAGGGTTTATCACTATTGGCCGGGATGGCATTAACAGGCTCATGGCAGTCCTTTAACTCTGTAAATTTGCGCTGGAATTGCTCAAGAGGGCTGAAGCATTCATGCTCGTATCCATCTCGCAGGTATAAGACGCGTCGGGTCTCTGGCTCCCACCGGATAACCCGAACCGGGACGCCGCGGTGGTCCCTGAATCTCCTGTCGATTTCACGCATAAAGATTCTCCTTTACGGCGCCATACCCCCACGATTGCCATTGCCCGGCTGTGGTTACATGCAACCCAGCGGCCTGATACCATGCGCTCATACCGAAACGACGGGGTCCCATTGACCGGGAAGCCACGGAGTTGCGGCAGACGGTAATTTACCGTTAAACTGTTCATGCGTTAGTTTCTCCACTGATACGACACGCCACGACGCCCGGAGCTGCACACTCGCGGGCGTTACTCTTTTCTGGCGCGCAGAAAACGCGATACAGCAGCGTTAAATGCTCCTGCCACTTCGCCATCACCTGATAGCTGTTCTCTTCGATTTGCTCGCGTTCGGCCTGGTCAATGACGCCATCAGCGGTTGCCTTGCGGACAAACTTGGAGTGCTCACTGATCCACTCAATGGTTTCCATCAGGCGCTGATTGATGTCGGCATTATCCACATCCTCGATATCCACCAGCGGAACATTGACGCTGTTCGACTGGCGCGATACTGCATCAGCGATGTGCTTGGTGCCGCTGGCCTGCTGGAGAACCATCGCCCAGCCCATTGGGAAAATCTGATCACCGCCGGTGCGCAGGCGGTTAAAAAGTGCATCCTCAGTCACGCCAAGCCATTCAGCTGCTTCGGCATAACCACCCGGCAGGCTTGAGATGGTCTTTTTAATTGCCGCCACCAGCCATGCGGGTTGCTTTTCGACTTGCCAGTGTTGATTGCCCACGGTTAACTCCTTAAATCTGTGGTTTCTGCTATGCCGCTTTCTCGTTACGCTTCTGGTAAAGCGAAGAATCGAATTTGAGTTTTCCTTTAGTGCGTGCATCCGCCTCTGCTGCACGGCCTTTAGGAATTAGTTGGCCTGGGCGAGTCCGCCATTGATAAAAGGCTTCTGGCGATACCCCAAAAAATTCAGCCGCCTTGTTTGGCGAACCGAAGTACTGCTCAAGTTCAGTTGTGGTCATCTTATCCTCCTAAGAATATTTAGATATTATTATCTAATCTTTTTTAGGTCAATAAAAACTAAGATTACTTAGGTTTTCATTTCTAAGGGTTTGAATCGTGGGGACACTTGGCACGCGGTTAAAGGAATTAAGGAAACAGAGAAAGCTTACTCAAGGCCAATTGGGTAAAGCGCTTGGAGTTTCTGATGTAACGATTGGCTACTGGGAAAGAGATCTGAACGTGCCGGGCGGTAAATCACTGACAAAACTTGCTAAATATCTCAGTGTAACTGAAGGATTCCTTTTATATGGTCGGGAGGATGAGGCTAACATTGGGCCTGCACCAGTAGCAGCGCAGCAAGTTCCCATCATCAGTTATGTCCAGGCTGGAGCTTGGTCACCTGAGTGCGACGCCAGAAATATCGATGGAACGGTGGAGTATATTTTGACGTCTGAGTTTCACTCTCATTCGACCTTTGCCCTCAAGGTCAAAGGAAAGTCAATGGAGCCAGAATTTGTTGAAGGTGATGTAATTATTGTGGATCCTGAGCTACAACCAGGCCCTGGCGATTACGTTGTCGCAAAGAACGGCGGTGACGAAGCTACATTTAAGAAATACCGTGCACGCGGAATCAGTGAAACTGGAGAAGAAATTTTTGAGCTCGTGCCACTGAATGAAGACTACGCTATCCGCAATTCTGCAAAAGAAAAGATTCATGTCGTTGGGGTGGTTGTTGAACACCGCCGCATGATGCGCCGCAAATAATTACCCTTCCCCTCAGAAAATCTAAATAAATTTAGGTTTTCTGCTTGACCTTTAATCTAAGTTATTTTAGATTCCATTATGAACAGCGAACAGGCAGGACGCCCACGCAGTAGCCGCCCTAGGCGTATGAAGATGGGGATGATTCGCCAGAGGAAATTAGAGGGGGGTTGAGATGAGCAAGTCAGGAAGAGTAGTTGAGATGCGTGTTAACGGTGCGCCCCTGGCGGCACTGAAACAGATTGTGCTGTTGCTGCTGACTACATCCAGTTTATGGAGGCACTCACCCGGGCGCTGATGGTTCCAGAAGCACTGAAGCGTGAAGCCAACGCTTCCGGGAAACCATTTTACATCCGGGATTTGCAACGTTCGGCTCTGCGCCTCTCACTGATTCCACAGATCCCTAATGAAGGAATCAACGCGAATCGTGTTCGCATTGCGCGATGCTTGTAAAAAACGCTCAACGATGTGATCCGGCAAGTGAGTGTTCCATTTTTTAAAGTCACGCCCCGGGTAGTGATCAGTAAAAATTCTTTTTACTGCCGCCTCACCAGTTGGTACGTCGGGAACTAGCGAGTTTTGGTGAAGACATGTGGCTATAAGAGTTGATTTAAGCATCTGTTTTCCTTGCTTGGCTTGAACTCCTGTAAGGATAGCACTGAGCATGAAGTGGTGAAAAGACAGGCACACAACATGGAAGCGCACTCCTTCAAACCAGTTATGGGTGACAGGTGTGAAATACTGGAGTGCGCTTCCAGATGTGTGGAGAACTAACCGGCGATGGCAGTCGCCCGCTTCATTAAGCGCCCTACCCTGGGTGCTTATTAAAGCGAACCAAAATCATTTTTTCTCGCCGTAAGGCGCGGGATTCGTGCAACCAAAATTCAGCGTCGTGCAGGACGCTTATATAACGGAGAAACTAACCATGACGAACGCACAGACCGTCACAGAATTACAACCACGCATGACCAGAGAGCAGTTGATCGACGCTGCCCGTAAAGCAGCCCCTCTCCTTCCCCCGGCTTATCGCGGGATCATGACCGAACTGGCTAACCGTCTGGACTATACCAGCGTCGCTCTTTGTGAAGCCATGGCACAGCGTAAAGAGCTGGCCACACAGAACGCTACTCTTCGTGAAGACGTAACAAGCTGGGCCAGAGAGTGTGATCGCCTCGAAGAGCGGCTCACCAAAACACCAACCAATATGCACTTACTCGAAGCGCAGCGGGAATTACGTGAACTGCCCTCTGTTGCCGTTTGTGTAAATAACGAGGTGGCTCTCTAATGGCTAACTCATTTAAGCAGATGTCCCGCGACGGGACAATCAAGCGTACCGACACTGGAATGTTCATCAGCCTCGACGATATTCACGTTCGCGCAGGTTTCAACAAGCGTCATGACGACGATGAACGCACCATCCAGGCAGACGACGAACTGTTTACCTATCTGATGAACGGTGGTTCGGTTCCTCCATTGGAAGTTATCGCACGTGATGAGGGTGGTGTTTGGGTTGTTGAAGGCCACCGCCGTCGCCGCTGCTATGAGCGCTGCCGCGCCGCGGGTAAGCCCGTGGACCGAATTCACATTATGCCGTTCAACGGGAACGATGTTCAGCGCCTGGCGCGGATCATGACCAGCAATAACCAGCTGCCCCTTTCCGATATTGAGCAGGCTGCGGTTATTCAGGAGCTGCACAATGCCTTCAACCAGACCACCAGCGAGATTGCAAAGCTGGTCAACAAGTCAGTCTCTACGGTTGAAAAATTACTGACGCTCAGTACCGCAAATTATGACGTTCAGCAGGAAGTTAAATCCGGGACCGTCTCCGTAGATGTTGCCGTTGATCGCGTAAAAGAGTACGGCGAAAAGGCTGGCGAGGTGCTGCAGCACGATAAAGCTGTTGCGGCCGCCCAGGGTAAAACGAAAGTTACCCGCAGCGCTATCGCCCCAGAACTTAGCATCAGGAACGCGCGTCGTTTCGTGGAATTGATGGCCCAGGCTGAAATCAGTGACGAAGGTGTGTTCACCATCCAGGGTACAGCGCTGGCTGAGGCCCTGTCCATTATCGACGAATACAAAGCGATTGCTGAGGCACGAGAAACCTATCGCCTGTCTCAGCCAATCCCTGCCGCTGAGGTACGCGGGAAAATCCTTTACGTGTCACTCGATGGCGAAGAGATCGGGTCGGCCCCTATCTATCGCGGCAAGAACGTGAGCCTCAACGGTGTCGTTACCAGCCAGTCAAAGGCTGTGGCCCACTTTGTTAAGCAGCACAAACTTCAGCAAGAGGCGAATCATGACAACCAGTAAACCAATGACCGGCGAACAGCTGGACGAATTGATGACTGTTGCAGTTCGTATGCAGCGTGATGCTGAAGTTGATCGCAATTTCCCTTCTGCCAACTTCGCTTATGCAGTACAGGTTGCTGTTCTGGAGCTTCGCCGTACTCGTGATATTTCCTCAGCGCTGGCTGCGGAGAATGCGGCACTGAAGAAGTATATCTGCAAGGAATGCTATGTGGAGAACGTCAGGACTGGACATCATGCCTGTGCTGGTCATGGCATGCCTTCTACCCCGTACACTGATGCTTATATGGCTGAAGTACGCGCCACGGCAATCACTGATGCTCTGGAAAAGTCATTGGACTATCTCGATACCGACTGCGTTATGGATCGCCTTGATATCAGTTACGAAGATGCACAACTGCGTTCATCGGGTGCGATTGAACTTCATGATGCACTGGTTGCTGTTGCTAACCAACTTCGCAAGGAGGCGGTCCAATGAGCTCAGTCATTAAGCATCCAGTAATCCGTTATCACGGAGGGAAATTCCGCCTGGCGGCCTGGATTATCCCTCAGATGCCTGAGCACGTTTGCTACGTTGAACCGTTCGGCGGTGCAGCTGGTGTGCTGCTGCAAAAGCCCCGCAGCTACGCGGAAGTTTATAACGATCTGGATGGAGAGGTGGTAAACCTGTTCCGCGTGCTGCGTGACGCAGAAATGAACCAGCGCCTGCAGGATGCATGCATGCTCACTCCGTATTCTCGCGATGAATTTTGCGCAGCGCGGGAAGCAACCGACGAACCGATTGAGCGAGCCAGGCGCATGGTTGTACGCGCCAGCATGGGCTTTGGTTCAGCAGCAGGAATCGGTGGTAATTCCGGCTTTCGTAGCGATAGCAAGAGAAAATATGCGACGGCTGCGCATCTGTGGGAGCGTTATCCAGTGAATCTGGCTGCAGTTTGCCAGCGTCTGCAGGGTGTCATCATTGAGAACAAAGATGCGCTGGCGGTAATGCGTGCCCATGATGCCGAGACAACACTGCATTACATCGACCCGCCTTATGTCCCGGAAACCCGTGTGCAGGGTAACCGTTATTACAGCCACGAAATGACTGTAGAAGGGCATGAGCAATTGCTCGTAGTAGCCAGAACGATGACAGGAATGGTGATGATCAGCGGCTACGACACAGAGGTGTACAACGACATGCTGGTCGGCTGGCAGAAAACGGAAAAGTCATCACGGATTAGCGCCGGAAGAGGAACGAAGGTCCGTACTGAATGCCTCTGGCTTAATCCAGTAGCGCAGCAGAAACTTGGACATGCAGCACCGCAGGAGGTGGATCCGAAAATAAAAAAGTAAACCGATGTGGTAGTTGTTGTGACTGGTTCCGCAATGGTTGCGGGACCTGTATTTTCAAAGAATGACCGGGTGCAGCCGGTTAAGTGGAGAATAAGCCATGAAGCAAATGCTCACGCTTGAGGAATGGGCAGCAGACAAATACCGGAGCAGTCCACCGGCATTGAATACTTTGCGCCGATACGCTAAACAAAATCTATTTTCTCCACCAGCGATGAAACAGGGTCGCAAATGGCGAGTAAGGGAAGATGCAGAACTTGTAGGCGAATTGGCTAAGCCAAATATCCTAAAGACTGACTCGCCAATACTTCAGAGGATTCTTGCTGATGGCAGCCCGACCACGTAAAAACAATGTTTCTATTCCGAACCTTTACCCTCTCTTCAGCAGAAAGGTGAATAAGGTTTACTGGCGGTATAAACATCCCGTTACAGGCAAGTTCCATGCGCTGGGAACCGATGAGGCAGAAGCTATAGCGATCGCTACTGAAGCTAATGCGCGCCTGGCGGAACAGAGAACCCGGCAAATTCTGGCGATCAGCGACAGGATCGCCACTAGCAAAGGCAAAGCGATCACAGTATCCACTTGGCTGGATCGATACTGGAAGATTCAGGAAGAACGTCTGGCGACGGGCGACATCAAACTGAACACATTCAAACAGAAAACCAAACCGGTTTCATTGTTGCGAGAACGAGTCGGTATGAAGCTACTGCCATCTGTGGACGTTCGCGATATTGCCCAGCTGCTTGATGAGTACGTCACGGCTGGCCAGCCACGAATGGCCCAGGTAGTGCGGACAGTCTTGGTTGATATTTTTAAAGAAGCTCAGCATGCGGGTGAAGTTCCTCCTGGTTACGATCCAGCATCAGCGACCAAAAAGCCCCGCAGAAAAATTACCCGCCAGCGACTGAGCCTGGAGGAATGGCAGAAGATATTCGAGATTGCGGACAGCAATCATCAATATATGGGAAATGCGATGCTTCTGGCCTTGGTAACAGGCCAGCGCCTCGGAGATATTTCGAATATGAAATTTAGCGATGTCTGGGATGATCACCTGCATGTGCTTCAGGAAAAAACAGGGAGCAAAATTGCCATCCCACTATCGCTTCGCCTGAACGCCATAAACTGGAGCCTGCGCGACATAATTTCACGCTGCCGAGATTATGCCGTTAGCCCCTATCTGGTTCATTTTTTCAGAGCTACTTCTCAAGCAGATCGTGGTGCCCAGGTTAAATCCAATACATTGACAACGAATTTCAGTAAGGCACGCGATAAAGCTGAGATCCCGTTACAAGAAGGTAAGACCCCTTCTACTTTTCACGAGCAGCGATCCTTAGCGGAAAGATTATATAAAGCGCAAGGTGTAAACACGAAAGAACTCTTGGGACATAGGTCCCAGCAGCAGACCGATGGCTATCATGATGACCGCGGGAAGGACTGGACGACAATCGCGATATAG